CCTTCTTGGCTGGTGCCTTCTTGGCTGGTGCCTTCTTGGCTGGTGCCTTCTTGGCTGGTGCCTTCTTGGCTGGTGCCTTCTTTTCTGTCATTTCTATCTCCTCTAATTTTTCTAATAGAATTTTTTGATAATCCTCAACTGTTGGAAAACCAAACCATTTTTTTATTTTTCTTAACATGCTTTTTCTTTATCCTCTAACTTTCTTATAACAAAACCTAAAACATCTTTAGGCTTCCACTCGTAAGGGAATTCTATTCCTTGCAATTCATTTATTAATTCACGTAAAACTTTTTGTTTTATTATGTGAAAATGATCCCATTCCATATTATTTAATTGTATCATATTATAAACAAACAATCAATAAGATGGTGGGCAATTAAATTGCAAAGAAGCCCTTGCTCCAGTAACTGAGACCTCATGCCACATTCCTTGTGGGAAAAATATTAAATCTCCCTTTTCCACAAAAAATGTCTCTTTATATGAAATATCATTGCTTCCAAGTCTTTTATCAGATAGGGTCCAGGTAGCAGTTCCTTCGCAATGTAAAGAAAGTCCGTCCCATTCGTCTATGTGGCTGCCGTTTTGGTATGGCCCTATACAAATTTTTGGACCTACTAAGCTTGTTTTAATATTACATTTTTCTTCAAATATTTTGACTAAATCTTCTATGTTTTTAAAATATTTTTTTATGCTTGATTGAGATAACTGAAGTGGTGTTATAAATAGATGTTGACCAATTATAACTCTTCCCTCTAATCTTTCTACAAACTTGCCTTCTCCTAAACTTTTACTACGTATTTCATTTTGCTCTTCAATAATTTTCACTATTTCTTGGTCTGTTGGCTCTTGATATTCACCATAAACACAATCTAAAACATTTTGCCAATTAGGTACAAATTCTTCTTTTAAAAAATTTTTAAAAAATACCCCAATGTTATTTTTTTTAGCATAATCTATTTTATTTTTTATTTCTTGATAATCATAATTTATCATTTTAATTCCTTAACTTAAACGGGGCGATATTTCTACCGCCCCGTTTAATAATAGATTACTTAACTAAAGCAACCTTTGCTTTTGGATTTTTTGCATTCCAAGAACGTGCTAATTTATTAAAAGCAGCCTTTAGGTCTGCAATTGACTTATCTGAAGCAGCCTTAGCAGCAGCAGCGTCTGATGTTGCCTTAGCAATTGCATCAGCAAGAGCTTTGTCAGCAGCAGCCTTCGCAATTACTGCTTCAGCCTTAAGCTTAGCAACTTCTGCGTTAGCAGTAACTAGATCAGCAGCAGCTTTAGCAGCAGCAGCGTCAGCAGCAGCCTTTGCGGTTGCAGCAGCGGTTGCAGCAGCGGTTGCGTCAGCAGCACGTGCTGCCTTTTCAGCAGCAAGATCTGCCTGTACCTTTGCTAATTCTGCAGTTAGATCACGAACTGTGACCTCTGCATAAGGAGCAAGTGTACGTACTGGCAATCCAACAACATCTGCAGACTCTCCATCTGTAGCAGTTGTCAACGAGAATTCTACTAGAGAACGAGTTGAAGCTGTTGGAAGAGTTAGCTTAAATGTTGCAACTCCAAAAGTTGCTAGGGTTGCACCAGTGGTTGCGGTTGAGGTTTCAAGAGTTCCTCCTGAGCCAAATACACGGCCAGTAATAGATTTTCCTGACACCTTGTTTCCGAAAACATCTGTAGCAGTTACTGTAATTGTCTGGACAGTTCCAGCAGCGCCACTTGCAGGTGCAGAGACGGCTAGAGTATTAATCTTACCAACTGTTCCCTGAACATAATATGTAAGTGTAGTTCCCTGATTTGTTAAAACCACGGTACCAATTGCTGTCGTTTTAGTATATACATAAAACGTTGCAGTTGTTCCTGTTCCAGTGGCAATTGTCAGAGATGATGATCCTGACGATGCAGTTACTGGTGCAGCAGATGAGTGTAGCGCCGAAACAATTGTAGCATTAGTAGCAGTTGCAGTTACAGATGTTCCTGTATCTACAGTTGCGATAATACGCAATACATCAACAGCATTAACTTCATTATCTGAAGGAACTGTTAATTGTGCTGGTGTAGCAATATCGGAAGCAGTTGTATTAGCTGTACCGAAAGTTGCACCAGTCGCAAGAGCAACTGTCATTGGCGCAGCACTTGCAGGTGTTGCAATAAGTGTACCCATAGTCATGGCTGCAACCACGGCTAGAGCGATTTTCTTGAATGATTTCATTCTTTTTATTTCTCCTTATATACTCTGACTCTATATTGTGAGTCAGAATTCTATTCTAGTTCCCATACTCTTACTTGAAAAGAACATGGATCTCCGCCTTCATCCCACTCCTTTAATTCTTCGTCATCCATTGGAGGGCCGTCGTGGGTATTGCAAAAAACATCTGATATCCAACCTTTGTCATAACCAAATTTAATCCAATCGTCAAAAGCTAAATCCATTCTTTAATCTCCTCCAACATAACATGTTTAGGCTTGGCACCAATAATTCTTTTTACTGGCTTTCCGTCTTTAAACAATATAGTAGTAGGGATACTTGTTACTTGATATTCGACCTGCTTTATTAGCTCATTGTCGACATTCATTTTTCCTAACCATATGCCAGTCTCTTGAGAAACTTCTTCTATGATTGGGGAAAACATTTTGCATGGCCTACACCATTCCGCCCAAAAGTCTATCATGATTATCTTATGACTATTTATAACAGTTTCAAAATTATCGTCTGTTACTATCATAGAGCCTCAGAATGGGTGGGCCAATAGTAGTTGCATGACTCGCAGCAAGTATATCCCATATCTTTATAGTCAGCAAATTCTGAATAGAAATAATACTTATCTGGGTCTTTTTCATAAAGTCTGCCACGATGAGAATAATGAACACGCTCATCACCTAGCCACCAGGGCTTGTCTGACTCCATGAGCATAAAATGGTCTTGATAAATTTGATCAAAGGTGGCGTGTGTTGTGTTTTTATAGCCTCTCATTAGTATCTCTTTAACAATAGACTCGTTATATAAAAATAGCCAGTCTTCATGACCATCCCACATTTTTACTGCTGGGTGATTTTTCCAAGCACCTGAACTATAAAGTCCAGCTAAAGACTTTAGAACTTGTAGATTTTCTACGCTTTGCTTAATAAGACGTTTTCTATCTAGCCTGCTAGCGGTTTTAGAAAAATCTTGATGTGGTAAAAATGTTTGCATGGATATATCCTACTAAATGTTACCTTGATCGTCAACACCCTTTAGTGCTTCCGCCTCTTTGTTAAACTTATCCATGAATCTTTGAATAACAAAAAATGATGTGTCGAAGGCGTTTTTCATCATTGCTTGAGACGATTCTTCATTTACCTCAGTAGTAGGAACTGAGTTGTACCATTTTTGGTACAACTCAGTAGCAACATCTTCAATGATTCCTTGAAGCATAGTTACATTCTTATCCATTTAATGCTGCTCCTAAATTAAACATAAGTCCAGTTTCTTTAATTGAATTTGAAATTGGCTTACCAGTAGACTTAATCAACAAAAGTAGTTGATCTAATGTAAGATTTGGTTTTGCAGTCTTTAAAGCAACATATTGCGCTGCTGCAATTTGCGTAGAAACTGATGTACCAAACGAATTTCCATAAATATTGCCTGGATAAATTGAAGGTGAGTAGATTGGTGTCCAAATATCAATTAAATTTTTATCATAATTACTAAAAATTGAAATGTCTCCATATGATTCTACTCCGCCGACTGCAACAGAATTTGGTATACATGCTGGCCAATTGATTCTTGCACGATCTCTGTCATTGCCAGCAGGAAAGAATACTGGGATTCCAGCACTGTAAAGATTATTTATGGCATTATCTGTTGCGCTCACTGGGCAATACTGTTGTGTATTTTTTCTAAGAGCGGACTGGCTTCCCTGAGAAACAGATACCGCAACAATGTTGTACTTATCTTTATTTGATAGCACCCAAGACAATGCGTTTGGCAAAGTATTTGGTCCTGTAGTCTGTCTTGCACCCTTAGAAGTATTTCCAATAATTCTGACAAAAAGAATGTTCATGTTTGGATTTGCAGCAGTTGCAATCGAAGCCATTTGTGTTCCATGGTTAAAATTACTTGTTGATAAAATAAGAGAAGAGAGATACGATGAAGATGCACCTTCCATAAAATTCTTACCATTTGGGCAAGAAGGCCAGTCTAATATACAAACTTCTTGAATAAGCTTAGATTTAATTAATGGAATGCTGGTGTCTAGAGCACTGTCTAAAATCGCCAGAGTAGGAACAGATGTTTTGTTCTTCAGATTTGCCTGTGCAGGCATTGATGTGATTGTTAGTGTGATGGCTACTAAAGCCGTTATTAGTTTTTTCATGTAGACAATTCTACTAAATAGCTTACTGACTGTCAATAGCTATTACTGTTGTGGAGGAAGTCTACGTGGATACCATTTGCCAGAATCAAGATTACGGACGTTCTCTTGAGGGGCATTTTGCACTGCAATAATATTGTTTAAAATTTCATGAATTAAATCTAATTCAATACGCATTTTATATAGCTCTAGCTCAAGCATATTGATTTTTTCTGACTTTCTCATTCTGATCCGTCTCTATCTATTGGCGTTGGAGCCGTAGCAAGTGTACCGCAATCGGCACACTCCATATCTAAAAAATAACTTGCTATTTCAAAGTTATAAAAAATTACTTTTAAATTCCAGACATTTGATCCGCATGGACATATGTGTGTTGGAACTCCCCTGACATCCATAGACCTACTATAGTCTGGCCTTAAATCATTTATGTCTTGTGGCTCTTCCATAAATTTATTATACCCTAGACCTCTATAATTGTAAAGGGGCCACGGACGCTCATTATAAATTTTGCTGATGCCTCTAAAGCCATCCTTACACGTTTTCTTGGCAATCGAATAGTTGATGTAGAAAACAAAGAACCAAGTGCTACCTGTTGTCCACTTCCTTCTGCTAAGTATTCTACATCTACTTCAGAAACATGATAATCGTAATCCATTATAAATATTCTGCCAGTATTCTGAACAGCAATAATTATAACGCCACCTTCATCTCCATCTTCAGGAGCGTTGTTTCCAAATCTTCCAAAACCATGTTCTTGATACGCTTCTTTTATAGACTCTACAAACTTTGTACGCATGAACTTATCAAGATTCTTAAATCCTGCGGTTGGCTTATAAATCGGAGGAGTCCAGTTGTACTGTAATATCTGACCCATTCTAAAACTATCTACGAATCCAATTCCGTATTGACCAATTTTAAAAACTTTTGAATCAGTTGTTTGAAGTATTAATCCAGATTTCTCATCGGATGCTGCAGAGTCTCCTCCAAGGAAGACTTTATTTCCTACTGATAGGGCAACAATACAGGTCATAAACCTATTGTACTATTTTAAATATTCCGAGTCCAGGTCTTCATGAAATTCTATATGATTAAGCATAGTTAATGCATTTTCTAATTCAGCTTTAAGGGTAATTAATTCCTGAATGGCTTCATAATATTTATCTTTCCACTCAGTTAATTCTTTTTCTAATTTATATAGATCTATTTTGAGATCTTTGACCTCCATTTTTAAATGGTCTTTATCTCGTTCTTCCCTTCTAACTCTTTCTTTTTTGGCATCCCTAATTCCAGCAATAATTGCGGTGGCAAAACCGCTTAATATCGCCGCTAACAGAGTTAACGTAACTGTAATATAATCTATTTGCATTATAGATTAATTATACATCAAAATAGATTTAAATTAATAATTCTGCTGCAGTTATTTCAGAGCCAATATATCTTTTTTTCTGAACAAATTCTTTCACGTGCTCATGTCCATTCTGTCTTCCAGAAATTAAGACCACCCACCTTGGCTCCATTTTTTGATCTATGCAAGTCTGACATAAAAATAAATTAATTGGAAGAAGAGAAGACCTTCTAACATTTAACTTATTTTTGCTTTTATTACATGAATAGCAAAGTATCTTTTCCATTTATTCAAATACCTCTTCACATTGACATTCTCTAAAAAATCTAGAAACATCAAATCTGATATTATCCCTTGAGAATAATCCAGCAAAATCTTTTACTAAATTTTTATAATAATCTGTATCAATTTTATCTTTATAGCTTAGTAATATTTTTTCTGCTTTTACATAATCTTCCCTAACAAAAGTACAGTCTCCTTGTGTGCCCCCTAAAGGTCTTTTTAAAACTTTTTCTGATAATTTTCCACCAGGACCATACAATGTTACGGTTAAATAATTTTTTGCAAAACCCCAATCAGTGTATTTGTTGTAATTTTCTACAGCTTCAATAGCATTTGGGAAATGATATATAGATCTTGCTGGCGACTCTCCGTCTCTAGAAATAGTTATCATATAGTGTGGATTAATTTGCGAATTTGTTTTTAAAAAATTGATTACAACATCAAAGTGTTCTGGATTTAGCTGCTTTAAGCTTTCCTCTTTATATTTCTCTAAATATTCTTGTTGATTTCCCATTAATTGATTACCTCAAAATCATCATTTTCCAATAGCTCTTCGTAATGAATGCCATTTTTTTCGTATGTCACCATGGAGGCAAATGCTCCCATGAATTTGATTGTTCCATACACTGCTTCTGAATATATATACACATCAAGTAATTGATCTTCCACCTGGAACCCCCTCAAGTTCGCATCTTACACCGTATGACTCAATCATCTTTTTTACCTTTGTAACATAATCTATAACTTCTTCTTTTTTACTTCCAGTAAACTGTATAAAGTTATCCTCATATAATCTTAAGGCGAGAAATTCTGGATATTTAACTACATCCATCATAAGAAGCAAGGGCTTCTTTATTTCTCTAAGTTTCTTTTTCATTTCTTCGTTGTAAAATACTGGCTTGTTAGGCTCACCAGTCCATAAATTAACGCCATGTTTAAAGTGTTTGTTATCATATAAATTAGATGGCATTTTTTTGTTTTATCTGCTTCCAAATATCTTTTGTTTTATGAATATTTTTCATCTTATCTAATGATCCTGATGACAAATAAATTCCGCCCCACACTCCATACTCATTATTTTCTATTCCAGACAAATAACACATTTTTATTACGGGGCATGACAGGCAACATTGATCTATAGCTTTTGCCATAGAAACATCTAGCTCATATTTATCAAAAAACAGATTTGTGTCCATTCCCTGACATGCTGCGAGATGCCACCACTTTAGGCTATCTTCATCAGATTTTAATTCATTTAAAATATCTGACATATTTTAGCGGTAATTCCCAAGTTCCTTTTGAAGTAACTGAAAATTCATGTGCGATTCCCCAGTTATTATTTCTATATACACCTTTGGTATTAGAAAATCCGCCTGAGTCTTTTTTCCATATTATCAAATTGTAATTTTCCCAATATGATTCTAGCTTTTTTTCATTAAGCTTTTTTCTGAGTATTTCTACTCCATTTTCATATAAATGTAGCATATGTCCAATTTTTATGTTTTAGACCTGTATATTATTATACAGGAATAGAACAGTGCTTGTCAATAAGACAAGCACTATTCTTTTAAATTAAGATAAAATAATTATCCACCTATATAATTAGGGTTTTTAGGGTTTAAAAGAGATAATTCTCCATTTAAAGCTGATTCAATTGCAGCCTTAACAACTGCATATTCCTCATCAAATACCTTCTGAGATCTTCCCATAGCATGAGATAAAACTCCTCCAGCCTTTTCTGCACCCTCTTTAACAAGTCTCTCGTGATCGTAGGTAAGAACTTGGCAGTTAAAATTCTTTAAAAAGTAACCATCTTTATCGAATAAGTACTTCTCATAGTTTCCTGACATTTTATATCCACCGTCAAATCCCATATTTAGCCACCATGAATAATAATCTTGAGAACTTGTTGGAATTCCGCTATATGTTTTCCAGTCAAAAATTGCAATAGATTGTGCAGCTATTTGTTTCCAGAAATCATGTGGTTCACCATACGGCTCGCCAATACCATTATGTCCAGCAGGAGACCCTACAGTTGCTGAAACTAATTCGTTAGGATTAGAATGAGTCATTTCTGTATATCCAAATGTTGTTCCGTAGACCTCTTCACTATACACTTGGGAATCCATTCCGCAGGTAATGCCCTTTGCAAACCTTTCTGGCTTAAAGTTAGATTTTGTAATTCCAGCACCACAATAATCATTTGTTGGGACCCCTATTACTGAAAATCCTTGTGACTCATAGTCATCGTGTAGCCATTTTAAAACTTCTAACTGATTAGCATTTCCACAACCAACTGTGGTATTTGTAAACAAAGTTACCTTTCCTTTATACTGCTCAAGGAAATTATTTGTTCCGTCTGCCCCATTTATGCTAACATCATAAAGTGATTGTATCGCAGGTCTTACTCCTGAATCCAGATATCTTTGGTAATCTGAATCTACCTTAACCTGCTGTATGTCTTCTTGTATACTCATTTTTTCTCCTATTTTTTTGCCAAACTGATGATCTTTATTGATTTAACTTCATCATCAGTCCCAAAAATATCATTTATATAATCTCTGGCATCATCTTCGTCAAAGGCTTCAACCTCTGCCAATATTTCCAATTTTACACTAAATTTGTTCATGATGCTTTAAATTTAGGACGCCCGAACCCTACTATAGAAACCTGTACACCTTTTTTATTCTTTTTAAATGCACGAAGTTGTCTACAAGCCTCTCCGCCATTTCTTTGACTTCCTTTTTTGCTACTTGAAGTATTTCCTTCAATGCACCATACGGTTCCATCTTCATTGTCCTCTACAACAATTCCAACGTGTGAAATTCTATCTACTCCGTCTCCAGGAAAATCAAAATATGCAATATCCCCTGGCTCTGGATCAGCTAAATCTACATCAATCCATCTTCCAGATTTTTTAAATGCTGCTGCACCACCTGGAGTGTAAACAGTATTTGGAACCTTTACTCCAGCTTGATCAGCGCACCACATTACGAATGATCCACACCATGGCTGAAAGTTAGCTTTAGTAAAAGCTCCGTACTTTGTTTCATTATCTTTTGGACCTTCAATATAACCAACTTGTGACTTGGCAACCTGTATTAATCTGGCTGCGCTACCCTTTGGAGCCTTTTCTGTTTCTGCTGGTACTACAAAATCATTTGACATAATTAATTTTTACCTCTTCCAAAAATTCCCTTTTTAACTTTAGGGACGCAATTGGGAACCTTTTTCCCATTTTTATTTTTGTAACCAACCATTTCGTATCCATCCCAGCAAGGGTTAGCCTTTTCAACTTCGCTAGCATATAGTGCTCTAAGTTGTGCTTTAGCTTTAGTTTCACTATCATGGCATCCAACTAATTCGTTTGTACCTTCTTTTACAACAGCATAGCCTTTGCATCCTGCCGCACCCTGCTTAATATTCCATGGCATAATTATTCCTTATCCCAATCAGTATCTACTGGTTGCTCTACTGGCATTTGATCATTTGGCTTTGCGTCTAATCTTGCCCTAACTGCATCAGCTTCTACTTCAGCCTTCAATTCATTAATCTCTAATTCTGATTCAAGTTTTTTATCTGCCTGAGTATTCTTTGCATCTATTTCTTTATTTGCCATCTGTGCTGCCATAACATCCTTAGCACCAGACTGACCAATTAGCAAACCTGCAAGAGTTCCTGTGATAAATGTTGCAACGCTACCAAGAACATTAAAAAACATTTTGTCATTTTCTGATTGTGCTCCAATTGGTTGTGTTACAAATATAAGAGCATACAAAATTCCTAATGATGTACATAACAAAATTGTTCCAAGAGTGATTCCAAGAATAAACTTTAATCTTGCATCAAGATCTTGTGGGGTTAATCTTTCTCTAGCCATTTTTTACCTTTGATTTCTGGTACTCATCCCATATTTCCTGTCCAACTAAATCTCTGGAACAGGTCCCAGTAGTTTCACAAATTGGAGGATTGCATTCTGCCTTTTCCCAGTTGGCTGGGTCTTGGCATTCATATCGAAATGAACCATCAAAGTTACACGATGTAACTGTGAAGGCTAGCATTATGCTAGCTAATGAGGCACCTAATTTTCTCATGCCTCAATTATAGCATTTTTATTCTTCTTTTCTTAAGGGTATTGTCGCTAGCCAAATAACAGTAGCAATTAATGTTGCTACGCCAACTACCTGCTGGGCTGTGCCTGTAAGGGTCAGCCAAGCAATAAAAAACCCTAGAAGGGTAAATATTTGGGCTATGCTCTCCTTAATTACTTCCCAGGCATAATTTAAAATAGCCTTTATTATTTTCATTATATCCTCCTAGTCATGGCTGCAGCCACGATATTACTTGCAATAATTACTGGTATGACAACTTCCTGTGCTTTTTCTCTTTGGTCATCTGTCATATCCTTGCCCCATTCTGATGGGCTTAAAACTTTACTTAAATCTATATCTAAAACTGCTCCTATTGGGTCCGCCAAAAATGCTTCTGTCTGTACTTCTGTGGTAGCGTCAGCTAATGTGTAAGGCATGGTGGCGCCTTCTGCTGCTGCTTCCCTATCCTTAAATTCAACAAATGCTATGGCTAATTCTGGATTAGACTTCATTGCTTCTGCAATTACGGCAACTTCAGTTGCTTTAATGCCAAGGTCTTGTGCAACCTCGATCTTTGCCTCATTTGTTAATGCAACTAGTGTCTGGCTAACAGCAGCAATTTGCTCTGGACTCAATGTAACTAATTTATTATCCTTGCTTGTTAAATTAGCTATAACTGAAGTAAGATCTTCTGAAGTTCCCGTCCCTTTTTCTGGAATTAACTCTAGTAACTCTTCATCCTTTATGATAACATTGTCTTGTGATTCTTCAGAAGGTTCAGTCGGAGTTGGCTTTGGTTCAGGAGTTGGCTCTGGATCTATATCCGTTGGCTGAGGTGAAGGCTCTGGTGAAGGTTCTGGAGATGGCTCAGGTTCAGGAGTTGGCTCTGGCGTCGCCTCATCTGTGGCTTCAGGGCTTGGCTCTGGAGTGGGATCGACTGGTTCAGTTTGCTCAGGCGATGGTTCAGGAGAAGGTTCAGGGCTTGGCTCTGGAGTAACTTCTTCTGTTGGCTCTGGAGAAGGTTCTGGCGTTGGTTCTGTCGTTGGCTGGTTAGCAGCAGCGGCAGCGGCGGCTTGTGCTAATGCAGTAGCAATTTCTCTAGCCATTTGCTCATCATAATAGTTCCAGGCATTATCAATAGCATTATTTAAATCTATAATTGATTGATCATATGCGTCTATTGCATCCTCTTTATCCTGTAATTTATTTGCTGTGTTTATAATTGCAGCATTGTGAGCAGTTGTTTTAGTTGTTAAAGTTTGATTATGAATTGTTAAAGTTGAGTTAGCAGAATTATATTCAGATACTTTAGTGTTACGTGTTGCTAATTTAGTATTATAATCTTGTTGTGCAGCCGTTTTTGCTGCCTGTGCTGCAGACAAATTATCTAATTGTTGTTGTGTTGCACCTGATCCGTAAGAAAATGTATTAAGGTTACAACTAAATCCTACTCCCCATCCACCAGTATAAGCACATCCTGCGCCAGTCCACCCACCTGGAATTGACCATCCGAGATGATAAGATCCTGGGCCACCGCCGTTATACCACCATATTTCTACATCTAAAGTTTTATCTTGGCTAACATTATATATTGGAGAATAGGTGCTCCATGTAGCACCCTGTTCAACCCAATTGTCTACAGCAAGGTTGCCATCTACATACATTCTAAATCCGTCGTCTGTGTATCCAGCAAAGTATACGTTTGTCCAATCTGACGGTACTGTAATTTTGCCAGTAAATTTAACAATAATGTCTTCGTAGTATCCGCAAACTGGAAGATTCATAGAGTTTGAATTCCAGACACCTGTACATATGACAGAGCCAGGTACCGCTATATGCTGCCCGTTAATATAGCCATCTCTTAATAGATGATAAACAGTATATTGTAATCCTGCTGATCCAGCATTATTTACAGCATTTTGAGCAGTTTGAAGGTTGGTATTTGCTGTTGCTAAATTTACCGCTGATATATCTAATGCTGATTGAGCGTCATTTTTTTCTTGTAGTTTTGTAGCTACAGTAACAGTCTGTCCATCTACTGCAGTTTGAGCCAAAAGCTTTTCGTTTAATGCTGTAGCCTCTGCTTCTACTGCTGAATTGTAAACATCTGCAGCATCGTCTCTCGCATCCCTTGCATCTACTGCGTCATCATATTTAGATTCAGATATATCTATTAATGATTCAAATTCTGTTTTATAATTTAAATCAGCTACGCTATCGTTTAATTTTTGTATTTCTTGAGCGGCTAAACTTAATGGATCATCACTATAGGCAGGGGTTACAAATAGCCAACCAAAGCCTAAAATGGCGGCTAAAGATAATCTCCATAATCTAGTCCTAGTCAACTGATAACTCCCTGTTACAAATTTTGTAACAAGTTAATTATATCATTTAACTATTTTGGATTATCCTCCAGTTGAATAAAACCCGCCGCCTTTAAATTGAATTCCAAATGTACCGTAAACTTTATTCATTACTTTTCCACATTTTTTACAAAACTCTGATGTGTTTGCATCATCAAAAGATTTAGTAACTTCTATGCCATAATTGCATTCAATGCAGGTATATTCATATCTTGGCATTATAAGAATTAACTCCAATCATCGGCATAATGTCTATCATTAAATGTATTCTGTTTTCAATGCCCTCATTTTTAACAGAATGAGGTTTAGAGTTGTTAATTTCCCAACACTCCCCCGCCTTCATATTTTTTACCTCATCTTCTACTTTAAACCAAACATTTTCGTTTGTAATGATTGGTATATGAAATCTTCTAACTATATCTAAATAGTCTCCCTTGTCTTGATGCTCTAATATATCTTTACCACTTGGGAGATTAATCAAAACCACTTTACCCATTTTACCATCAATAATTGATTCTAAATATTTAACTATTGGCTTAACAGATTCCCACAATTCTTTATCTAAACATTTAAACTGTGGCATATACATGTCTCCATATTGCCAATGATTTGAGTGTTCAATTAAAAAATATGTATTAGTGTTTTTATGAGGAACATACATGTTTTGCCTAGAAGTATCAATAAGCCATTCAGAATTAAATAATCTTATTTTATTTTCTATTTCTGAAATGTCAAAAATTTTATGCAACTTAAAATTAAATTTTTCATTTTGTTTGCTAAAATATCTAACATTCCTCATTACTAAAACACCTTTCTTTTAATGAGCAGTTTTTTACAGTCATGCTCAGGACTATACCAGTTATTTATAGTCGCTGTCTCGCCCGACTATTTTATTATATCTTATTTAATTTTGATCGTTTTGGGTTTCTTTTCTTCGGGAATGTTTCGTTCCACAAAGATGTTAAGAATACCGTCTGCCATTTCAGCACGATCCACCTCCATATACTCTCCAAGAGCAAAGGTGCGTGTGAACTTTCTGGTTGCGATACCTTTATAAAGTACTTCCTTGGAAGACTCTTCGGCTTTCTCACCCTTAACTATTAAACTTCCATTATCTACAGAAACGCTTACTTCATCTTTGCTGAATCCAGCAACTGCAAGCGATAACTGATAGGTATCTTCGTCAATCTTTACCAAGTTATATGGCGGATAAGATTGATGAGTGGCCTCACGATAGATATTTGAAAGACGGTCTAACTCTCTGTTAAACCCGATAAAAAAAGGATCTCTAAAAAGATCCATGGCAAATTGTGTTACCATTATTCCTCCTTTAAGCGAATAAGTTAATTAGGTCCCGTTTGGCGACCTATATACATTATACCAAACTTTATATGTGTTTTCTAGTCCTTATTTCAGACATCTCAATTACATCTATATTACAATGTTTTGGCATACCAGACACCCACATAATAGTATCTACTAAATCATCTACACTTAAATGGGATAAATTTGGATTATCATCTCTTGTGTTAATACTTGATGGTCTAATTTCAGTTACTTTAATATTCATTGGTGGCAATTCGATTCTGAATACCTGGGCCATAGTAGATACTGCACCTTTTGATACACAATAAGTAATGTCTCCAGGGTATGGATATTTTCCAGCAAATGATGATATGAATATTACTGTTGGGTTGTCAGAGTATCTTAGGTTGTTTATAAATAATTTTGTTAAATACGCTGGTCCCCCAACGTTTACCGATGAGGCGTAGGTGAATGAATCAAAAACACTTTTCCCTTCCTCTTCATAAAAACTGCCACCAGCTGCGTTATTAACTAATAAATCTATTTTTTTATCTTTATATTTTTCATATAATTTTTTTATGGAGTCTGGATCTGAAAGGTCTAACTGTTCTACTAATACATTTTCCTTCCACCCAAAACTTTCTTTGTTACTTAATAAATAATTTATATCTCTTGACGTAGCAATTACTTGATAGCCCAAAGATGATAATCTAGTTACTAGTCCGTTACCTACGCCTAGCTTTGTTCCTGTTACTAACACTGTTTTCATTTTTTCTCCTTTTGTGCCCTTGGTTGGATTCGAACCAACGCTTGTACGATTTTAAGTCGCATGCCTCTGCCACTGGGCTACAAGGGCGTGTCCCCAGTAGGTATCGATCCTACGACCCACAGATTAAAAGTCTGTTGCTCTACCAACTGAGCTATAGGGA